TAATTATAGCGTTTGCACTTGGTTCATCATTGACAAGAAAACTCAAATCTTCTGGGTTGTAATATAAAGCCAAGTCCTCACCAAACATCTTAACATTTTCATATGTTTCGCTTGGATCGTGCCAAGCAATATATTTTGAGTCGCCTGCGTATGTTCTGTTAAGTGCACGAAGTTTTAATATCGTGCTGTCTTGAAGCATAAATGTATTATAGTCACGATTGTTAACCATACGATCTTGAGTATAGTATACTGCTGGTGCAACCGAGCGAATGTGTTCGATGTCTTCAGATGGAGCATTGTTTTGTAATGCTCCAATTAAGGAGAACGTGAAAGTTAATGTTTGTACATTTCCGTCCGTACCTTGATATGAAAATGATGAGGTTTGATTTGTTACAGCATTTTTAGGAATAAATAAATCACGGTTCTCAGAAGTTCTATACCAAATATCAAATGTGCCAGATGGAATATCAGCGAATTCGCCGTCACCAAACACTAATCGAATATTATCACTATCAAGCGTTTCTATTTCATATTTGTTACGATTTGGATTTGTATTAAATATAATATTTTGAGCATGAGCCAAATCTACTTCTTGCCATTCGCCAGATCGAATTCCAGGAACAGAACCATCATCTACGGTGGTACCGCTTTCTGAATTAACGTTATTAATCCAAACGTCAGTTTCGTTAATGTTGTCTACTGTAATATCAATCGTTTGGTTTGGCGTGACACCATCTAATTGTCTGGTGGTATTTTGGAGTGTGCCTTGTTTGGTAAAGCAGAAAAATCCAGTTGTGTCAGATGCATCTCCTAATCCATCAGAACCATACACTAGGGAGAATGTTGTATTTTTTTCTGGTCGTCTTTCATATGGTCCAAATTCGTTTAATGAAGTTGGAACCAATTCTAATGGAACAGATGTTCCCGACACAGTTGCTGAAAATGGAAACACTCCACTTGATATACTGTTGTTGCTCCAAGAGTATAATTCAAATAATACATCATCAACTTGAACTCGCTCATCTGGGGATACTGATCCAAATTCTTGTTCAAGAACTCTATTCATTACAAGAATGAATTGTTCTTTCCAAGAAGTATTATTATTGTCATTCCAAACTATATTAGTATTAGCAAGATTGATACCATTGGAATCGAATATCGTTTCCGTGGTAGTAATAGTTGTTAATTTTACTAATCCGCGAGCAGGGATATTACGAGAAGGATCATATGATATTAGTTTTGCAAGACGAAGAATAGATTCTTTTCGTTGAGCAGTTGATAAGAAGTTCTCATGAGCATTAAGATCAAGACGATAGGCTAACTGTTCGCCGATATATGCAAATAATTCTATAAGAGCAATAAACTCACTTGACTCAATGTAGTCGTTAAAGTCTTCTGGGAAGTACAACTTCATGTACTCAATCATACTTTCTTTTATTGTGTTAAAATCGAACGCAGAGAAGTTTATATTTTGAAACGCCTCATACGCTTTTTCCCAACCTTCAGCTTTTGAAATTATTCTACTCATAATCCACCTTCAAATTCAAGTTGTAGTTCAAGGACTTCGTCCATATTTAATTCTATATATCTTATCTTCACCGCAACAGTTAAAGCATTAGAATCATATATAGGATCCACCGTAAGAGTGATCAACTCAACTCTTGGATCATACTCTATCACAGCTTCAATCTCATCTGAAATAATATCAATAGTTTCTTCATCTAATGGCTCAAATACCATATCTGGAATCATTGTACCAAACGTTGGCATATTAACTCGTTCACCTCTCCTAGTAAAGATGTGGTTCAACAGATCCATCTTAACAGTTTCAATATCAGTTAGACGAAAGTTTTTGTTCTTCTGAAATTCAAAAGATGAAAAACCGCGATATAAATTTGTTTGAGCCATAATATTTCCAGTAGTTCTATGTATTTATCTGTTGGGAACTAACCTATTATCTACGCCAATACGGTCCGCGATCAACAAATTCGCCTAATTCTTGTTTTCCAATTTCTTCATCTGTGTAGTCCAGCTCTTGTGTGGAGCGTGAATAATAGTTCAATAGTGCATTAGAAGCATCATCTTTATCTGTCTGTTCAGGGTCCTGACAAGTTCTACCCCACATTTCATCAGTATCTGGCTTCAAATTGAAAGGCACACGACTGGGCGAATATGCATACAAATTATCTGATGACGAGGCTGATGTTGCTGGTGCTGCTGATGGTCCGTTCATATGGAATTGTGCACCTGTGTTAATAATATTACCACTTGCTAATATGTTTACGTCGCTAGACGCTTCAATATGCAACGTGCCGGATGATTTGTGATGAACTGATGCACCAAGTACGTATATATCTTTCGTTGAACTAATATGGGTGTTGTTGTTAGAATGTAAACGAACATTTCCAGTTGAACGAACATTCACATCTGTTTCAGCTTGTATACGAACATCAGTGTCAGATTGTAAATGGATGCCTTCTTTTGCTTTTACGCGAAATGATTTGTCTGTCGTAAAGTTTATATCTTTCGTCGCATGCATTGAAACTCTGCCATCTGAATGGATATCAATATTTCCTTGTTGATCCATTTCAATCCAACTCTTACCATTAGCTGTGCTAATGAATATTCGTTCATTCGTATCATCAAGAATTATTTGATTGCCTGCAGTTGTTCGTAACCGCATGCGACAGTTTTCTTTCCTATCATCCATAGAGAAAGCATGGAATCCTGGAGATACAATAGCATATGTTTGAGAATCGTAATATCCTCCACCTTCAACATCTGATGTTAAGTCTGGGAACTGGCGGCTCTTCTCATATCCCTGTCTGTAGTTTGTTCCTTCAAATTCAATATCCTTATCGTCAGCCATAAAACTCAAAGAGTCTTCTTCAACTATTAATTTATCTACAGCAGCAGCTGAAAAATCTGCACCACGAGTTCTCCATTCATAATTGTCTTGGCGATCTTTACCAAATGCCGTTTGTAGATTATTATATAATGGTTGAATCGGTGACTCTTCAGTCGTTAATGGTCCCTCTGGTTTCCCTGGACTATCAAGAATATCACTATCATTAACCGTGAAACGACCATGTGGAAGTGTGTGGGCTTGAAATTGATCATGCAGACATCCTACCCAAACTCGGTACGTTGAGTTTCCATCAATACACATAACAAGAACTTTAGCTCCAACTTTTGGTATTGCCCACATACCATATGAAACTGGACCAGAAGAGGTATTCTCATCATCCGTTGGACCACGAGAAGATATAGAGGAGGTTCCACCAAATGGAGTTGAATAACTACACCACGGCAAATTACCTATGGTAGTCTCAGGCAAATCTCCTAATGCTGGACACATAGCACGAACACGTCCCATTTGTTGTGGATCGTTAGTGTCTACAACAGTACCAATTGTTATACCATTAAACATTTGTTCAGATATTTTTGTATCAACAAATGTGTTTACTCGTAGTTGTTTTTTTCTTCGTGCCATATTAATGTATCCCAACTTTACTCTGTTTTTCTTCTATCTTGCCACTAGGAATATTTGTTTCAGAAGTGGATGCGTCATCTTGTGTTATTGTGTCATCCTCACTAGGTGTACTATCCTGCGTGTTAGGTAAACTAACCATTTCAATATCTTGTGTAAACAATCCGCCATCAAACTTATGTGTTATTGCATAGATGTAATAATATCCATCATACCAAAAACTTTCAGCATATTGTTGGTTATCTTTATCTGCACTTGGCATTTTTATATTTATTTTCGCAATTGCAGGAACTCTTCCCCAATTCGGTATCGCGTTCGTGGTATCTGCTTCAGCAATTAGTTGGGCAGAAGTTTTATCACGGAAGTCTGATGGATAACTGGCAGTAGAACTTAACAATCCAGGATTTCCATGTATTGTTATTCTTGAGTCTATATTTTCAAGGGCGGCATGTCTTGCAAGTAACGCTTGAAATTCCATATGGGAAGTTGGATTGGGGACGTTTCTACTTTTAGGATCATCATTTAATCTGGGAAAAAATATTGGAGTAAGATTTCGTGGGATATCTGTTTGTCCTTTTTTAAGGTTTTTATTTGCCGAAGCCTCTGTAACCTTACTTGGCGGAAGATCCTTAGCATCACCAAAAGCGTTGTTTGTTTGTAGTGTTTGGAAAAATGCCAATCCCATTTCCATCTTAATATCAAAGTCTATAATATCCACATTCAATCCTGTATAGATATAATCAAACACTATTAGGTTCTTTTCCAAATCTTTATCATCTATAGTTTTATCCTGTATACCTTCAACGATATTATTAGTTGCTTCAATAAATCTAATTACTTTATATGTTACCGTAATAATATCTTCCGTTGATGACAACGAAGATACTATTTTATATGTGTACCTTTTTTCTTTCTTTGCTTTTAAGTCTTCCCCAACTTTTGAACAACTTCGCATCAGTTCTTGAATTGCTACCTCTATAGATTTGCCTTTTGAAAAATCAAATATTCCACCTTCAGTAGAAGCACCTGTATTTTTTCCCAGTGCTTGGTTTGAATCAATCTTATAGGTATCATCATATTTGTCATCAATCTCAATTTGGTAGAGAACGTATCTACCAGTGATATTTTCTCCACTATTTGTAACCTTTGCATAATATTCTATATATCTATCACGTATGGCGTCTTGTAACAAACTAACAGCATTCTTTAATGTATTGTCACCAGATAAATTTATAGACACAGCATCAGCAGCTCTAATATAGTGTGGTTGTTTTGCTGCACCATTTTCAAGTGCAACAAAATTAATAATATATTCACCACCTTCAATACCAAAATTTGCAGTAATATCATACATACAAAACATCAACGGTTTGATGTTGAGAATATAATCTGGATAATCTCCAACATCATTGTCGCTAGTACTACGTCTATGTCCAATGAAAATAGTTTTTAACATCCAAACAATTCCATTTGGATCAGTACGGAGTTCATCTGAAACATTATTCATAACATTAAGGAAACGAATCCCTTGTGGTTCTAACACTTTCATTTCACCTTCAACTGCCATAGTGGTAAACATATTATCTTTTCCGCCAGTATCATTTGCGGTTGTTGAGAACCAACTAACATTTTCGATTGTAAAGTTAGCATCAGTTAATCCGTTAATGATAACAACATAACTACCTTTATTGTCGATAGTTTTGGCTTTGTATAAATTTTCTGAACTCGCAGATGGACGCAAGAACGTCAACAATTCATCACTACGAGCAATATGTTCTGCCACTTCTGATGTGTTGCATGCTATAAGCACATGATGGTAAGAGTAGGAACGGTATATGGATAATGGGTTTTCAGGATTAGACATAGCTTACCTTATACCACTGGGTTTCCACCAGTTTGTTTATTTAATATGTTAAATGTTAATCTTTCAAGTGTTGGTAATCTTATTTCTTTACCTGTGACGAATTCCAAATTGATATCAACAATTGAATTGTACTGTAGCACTAACCATGAATATGTTGCTCGTCCGTATATGTCATATGATACTTTATCTGGACGTTTATTAAACTCAGCGGGGATAGTATAAATTATATCGTCGTCTCTGTGGACCATAGGATAACGCTCCCACCAACCCAAACGAGTTGGGTAGACGTCACTTAACCCTCCTTGAACTTGTCTTGTATATTTCTTATCTGTTGAGGCTGCCATAATTATTCCTTAGAAGTTAGGTAATAGTCCTTGTCTATACTTGTGAAGACTAAATTTCTCTGAATATTCAGAAGGAGAATGTGCTTCTTGTAATGTTAAATCAAGAGACATTATAGTAGGAATAGGATCACCATTCTCTGTTGCAATATAATCAACATCACTTGGGTATGGTATACTCAACTGTTGAATAACAACTGGAACTTTATGTATATTCATTCCATGACTACGTTGGTTAGAGTTCCTATCAGCGTATGCTGTTAGATATAAAATATCTGGTGGTGCACCTAGCATCTGTCTACCAAGAAGTGAGTTAGGATTGTATATTCCATCATCACGGTCAAACGCATCATCGTCAGTAGTGAATCCTGCTTCCCGCCTATGTCTTCGGTCTCCTTCTGCTGTCGAACTTCCGAGTCCGAAATATGGCATTGACCAACCACGAAGCATATTCAAATATTTCAAAGTCTTAGTTGCTTCCTCTTCTGTTCTTGAAATGAACTTAACATTTGATATTTGAAATGTTCGGGCAGATGTACCACTATACACAAATATCTGTCCTGGCATATGAGTAGGTTCAACGGTTTTGTAATTAACGTTTCTATTTTCAATGAAATCAGGTGTCACGTTAAATGGAACACCCAATCCTGTAATTGTAGACATTAACCGAACTTTATATTTGTTACTATTATCAGCCATTATTCAACTCCCATTCCTTTGCGTACTTCATTCATCATCTCCTTGGAGATTTCACCATCAAATCCTGTCGCGGCTCTAAATTTTGCTATGTTATTCTCTTTTGCTGCAAGACGCGCTTTCGTTGCACTCATCCCAGAAACTCCTTCAGCATCTGGATCTCTCATTCCTGCACTAACAATCTCAGCAGTTTCAAACATATCATTTGCGTATGGAAGCCACCGTGTTTCAAATTCTTTAACACGATCAGATCCAACAACAAACACGATATCTGTGTAACCCATCTCATCCAAATGCTCATTTGCCATGTGGGGTGACTTGACCTTTGGCTCTTTCATTATATTTAATTCGGGGAATAACTTCTTCATAAATGAAACTTTTTTGTCCCAATTGAGAGGATTTTTACTTTTTTCTGGGTCGACTTTTCCAGTCTTCTTTACTGGTTTATCAACGGTCTGAGATGGAAAAATGAAATGGTCAGCATCGCGTGATTTTGCCTCAGATGCCACCTTATCCAACAGTTTGCCGTGTCCTTTCGTAGGTGGGCTGAATCTACCAAATGTGAATACGGCCGTCTTTTTAGGAGCGCTTGGATCTCGTTTTCGCTCTGTTAGTTTGATATATTCAGTCAGGTTCATTTTTAGATATCTCCATTAGGTAATCTTACTTCTTATTTATGCCGTTGACCTTTCGGGATTTTTGTGTATAATATACTACAAACAAAGGAAAACTATGGCAATCAAAAAAGCACCCAAAAAGAAGGTGACGCCAAAGAAGAAGAAAACGACTAAGAAGAAAGTAACTCCAAAAAAGAAAACTACTACTAAGAAGAAGAAATCTTCGCCTAAAAAGAAAACTACTACAAAGAAAAAAGTTGCGCCTAAAAAGAAGAAGGCCGCACCTAAGAAAAAAGTAGTTAAGAAAAAGGCAGCGCCAAAAAAGAAAGCAGTTAAGAAAAAAGTTGCAAAGAAAAAAGCACCACCTAAGAAAAAGACTCCTAGGAAGCGCAAGTATCTAAACAACCGAGATCTGCTGGAACAAGTCATTCTAAGTAAAGAGCAGGGCAAGATGTCTGACAAACTTGCTCATATGCTTATCACACTATGTGCACGATATGCGCGTCGCGGTAACTTCGCTAGTTATACATATAACGATGATATGCAAGGTTACGCGATGATGATGATTTGTCGTACTTGGGCATCTTTCAAACCTGAGAGAAGTAACAATCCATTTGCTTACTACACTCAAAGCATTAAGAACTCTTTTATCCAATTCCTAAACCAAGAGAAACGCCAACGAAACATTCGTGACGCTAAACTTGTGGAACAAGGAATGTCTCCTTCATATGCATACCAGAATGAGCAAGCTGAGAAAGATAAGGCTGCCAGAAAGGAAAGAGCATTAGCGAAGGAAGAAGCAGAGCATGATACGCGATCAAAAGAAAGTGATGGCAAAGACGATATGCTGAAGTTTTAATATGGCTGATAAGAAATTAAGAAGAGGTGCATACTTCACCGATATCCATTTCGGTAAGAAGGCAAACTCAGCGATACACAATCAAGATTGTAAAGATTTTATTGCGTGGTTTTGTGATGAGGTCCGTAAGGACCCAACAATTGATTACATTGCATTTCTTGGTGATTGGAATGAGAATAGAAGCTCTTTGAATATTGCTACACTAAAATATTCATACGAAGCTGCTAGGATGTTGAATGAGCTTGGATTGCCAGTATACTTTGTTGTTGGTAATCATGATTTGTATTATAGGCATTCACGAGAGATTCATTCAATTGTTCCTTTTACTGAGTTTAGTAACTTTGTAGTTATTGATGAACCAACGATTGCTGATGAGATAGAAGGAAAGGTATTATTTAGTCCTTTCTTATTTCCAGAAGAATATGAGAACATTCATCAGTATTTGGATATTCCATTTTGGGCTGGTCATTTTGAATTTAGGGGATTTGTGGTTACTGGGTATAATATAACGATGCCTACTGGACCAAACCCAAAAGATTTTATTGGTCCAAAGAATATTGTTTCGGGTCATTTTCACAAACGCCAAGTCAGTGATAACATTATATACATTGGTAACACATTCCCAATGGACTTTGGTGATACAGGCGATGACGATAGAGGAATGATGGTCTACGATCATGTTGATGATGAAATGTGGTTTGAGAATTGGGATCAGTGTCCTTTATATATTAGAACAACATTATCAGAGTTACTTGAACACGAAAGTGAGCGTGGTAAGATTTTACGACCCAAAGCAAGAGTGAAGTGTACGATTGATATTCCAATCTCATATGAAGAGAGTACATACTTACGAGAGAAGTTTATTGAAGAATATGACATCCGTGAGTTTGTTATGGAAGAGTCGTTAGATATTAAAACTGCACTAAGTGAGACAGAAACTGAGATTGATTGGGATTCTGAGAAGTTACTGAATGTAAACGATTTGGTATTGAAAATGCTGACTGATATTGAAAGTCCGCACATTCAAAATGAGTTATTGATTGACATATACAAAAATTTGAAAATAGCAAACCCAAATAATTAACAAAAATAAAAATAAAAATTAAGGGTGGTAGATGATTAGATTTACGAGTTTGACGCTCCGTAATTTTTTAAGTTACGGAAACAATACGACTGTAGTAGAGCTTGACCGATCTGGAACAACATTGATTGTTGGTGAGGATTTGGACAATACATCAAACGGACACGGTGCGAATGGTGTAGGTAAGACAGTGATTATTAATGCATTAGCGTACGCTGTGTACGATAAACCATTGTCCAGTATATCCAAGGATAACCTCGTTAATAATGTAAACAAAAAGAATATGGAAGTCACTATCAATTTTGACAAAGATGGTGTGTTCTATCAGGTTAAACGAGTTCGTAAGAGTAAGAGCTACGCTGCAGGAAACTATGTTAAGTTGTATGAACGAGTTGGTGATGCTGAATTTACAGAAGCTGATGAAGTAACCAGAGACAGCGTTTCAAATACTAACAAGTATATTGAAAAGATTATTGGAATACCTTATGAACTATTTGTTCGTATTGTTGTATTCTCTGCTAACCATATCCCATTCTTAGACTTACCTGTGCGACATGTTACTGCACCAAGTCAAACAGCAATCATTGAAGAGTTGTTTGAGTTGACAGAGCTTGCTGAGGATGCAGAGGTTCTTAAAGTAATCACCAAAGCTGATGATTTAAAATTATCTCGATTAAAAGATAAGATTGAATCGTCAGAGCGTGAACATATCCGACATGCTAAACAAGTGTCTTCTGCAAAGAAACGGTTAGTTGGTTGGAAGAATTCCAACGAGGAACATATTGTTGACTTAAAAGAGACTTTGGAAAAGGTTAGCAATATTGATATTGATACTCAACGCAAACTACTTGAAGGGTTAGTGACGGTTGAAGATGAGCTAAATGGTGCTCTTGAGAACCAAAGAAATATTGAGAAGTCAATAAAGAAGAATAACAAAAAGCAGAAAGAGATTGAAAAAGAATTAGAACATTTAGTTAACGCAAAGTGTCCATATTGTTTACAGAAGTATGAAGATGCTCAAAGTAAAATAGATGAGAATAAAAATGCTGTTGAGGATTTGATTTGTCAAATTATATTATCAACAGACGATTTAGATGCTGCTGATAATAAAGTTATGAAATTAACTAAGAAGCACAAACTGATAAAAGCTAAGGTTACTGTTCCTAATATTGAAGAGTTGCTTGAAATTAAAAACCAAAGTTCCTCAATAACACAACACATTGAAGAATTGAATGAGGCTATCAATCCGTTTGTTGAACCTCTTGAAGAGTTAATGGATATTGAATTAGATGAAATTAAATATGATGAGGTTAATAAATTAACTATCAATATTGAGCACCAAAAGTTCTTACTTAAACTATTAACAAAGAAAGATAGTTTTGTAAGGAAGGCATTGTTGAATAAGAACATTCCGTTCTTGAATTCAAGATTGCAACACTATCTATCAGATTTGAATTTGCCCCATCATGTTGAGTTTTCACATGAGTTGATAGCACAGATTAGTAGATTTGGAAACACACTGGATTTTGGTAATCTATCCAACGGTCAGCGTGCTCGTGTCAACCTTGCGTTGTCATTTGCATTCAGAGATGTCCTACAAAAATTACATACCAGAATCAATGTATGCATGTTAGATGAGGCATTAGATGTGGGTCTTGATTCAGTAGGTGTGCAGAATGCTGCGAGAATGATTAAACGCAAAGCGCGCGAGGAGGGATTGTCCTTATATATAATATCACATAGAGATGAAATAGATAGCGCATTTGATAATCAGATGACTATTCAAATGATTAAAGGGTTTAGTTATATAAAGGATGAATGATGAGCAATTATCACTTAGTAGACAAAGATATAATTAGAAGCGTTGGTGATGGAAAGTACCACGATATGGCTATACGGTTTCATGGTACAGCGATCTGGAATGGAAATCCCATTCGCAATATGGTGCACAGTACTGGTGGAGATTTAAACACTCTACGAGAATTGTTAGAAATTGATGGTGAAGTTGATTATCTTTATATTGATAAAATCAAGGTATACAACAGAGAAGATAATATTGTAACAAAGACTAAAGCTACTGTAGATTACGACCGTGCTATGGGAGTGCTCTAATGGAAGTAAATGTATTAGATGGACAGAGTTATCTCCAAGCGTTGGATGGTGAGCCTGAAATATATGGCAGCTTGCTTGATGCCAATGGGCGTGCATATGCTGAGTACACTTTTTTGAGGATAAGCGATTCCCCAATATATGCTGAATTGATTGACCCTGCTACTTTCAATTTTGAATGGAGATGGTGCCACATATACCGATTGGGCAAAAGAATGTATGATACTGATAAGTGGGAGTATGCAGATTTAAAATACATCATAGATGAAAAAGAAGAAGAGAAGAGAAACCTCGACGCATACAATCGTGCGATGAAAATATTATAGGAGAATGAGAATGAAGATGGGAACATTTAATTTGCGCGAAGGGGATAGCATTCCTTTCAATAACGGATGTGATGTTTTAACTGGATCTAGTCATGACCACAATGGTAATGTGTTAAGCATGAAACAGTTTATTAAAATTCCAAACTCTGAAAAGATGATGGAGTATGTTGACCCAATAACATTTGAGAGTAGTCAACAGATGTGTGCGATGTGGATTGGGCACTATGCTCGTCTTGATGGGCGACACACATCCGCTACTCTATACATTCCAACGAATGTAAAATCGATAGTTTTACCAGATGCGGTAACTCCGTGCAACAGAAGTAATATAGGAGAGAAGATTATGGGTGATGATGAACTAGTATCAATAGAAGAATTCATGAATGACTATTGGGAAGAAAATAATAAACCCAACGTCCAGCCTGTATCAGCGTTAGATGGATTTGCAGATGTGGAGCTTCGTGCTAGTGAACTGGCTTGGAATAAGAAATCAGAAGATGAATTGATGAAAGCGAAGCCATCTATATTAAGAGATAGCTCATCTGGTTCAGTAGCTAACTACGCTAACATATACCCAACAACTTCTAGTGATCCTCACAGTTTTAATAAAGCAGAAGAGATTGATCCTTATGCCGACTACGATCGTGCAATGGGAATGTTGGAGCCAAGATATTGAGTGAAGAACACTTAAACGAATTAGAAGAGCATCTGATAGAATTAGAAAGTTTACAGGTGACCTATAATGATGCTTTGGCGAGAGCCAATCAAGCAAAGCTTCCTATACTTATTCAACTTGCTCAACGCAATGTTAAGTATGGACGATTACAAATAACAAAACTAAAAGAATTTATTTTAGAAGAGATGGAGAAAGAAGATGACTGATATAATAGTAGAAACATTTGATTTTAGAGATTGTGTACCTGACAAAACTCATGTACTGATTCATGTTAATGTTGGGAAGATGCCTCCTTCACGAGCAACTGCATATTTAAAAAGTGTTAGAGAGGTAACACCATTGTGTCAGCATTTAAAAAAGATGGGTGTTCCATTTACTGTTGTTGCAATGCGTGAGGCTTCAACAGATGTTAAGGTAATGCCAGCGATGACGGTTGAAATGGATCAAGATACTAACGAAGTTAGCCACGAAGATATTGAAGCATGGGAAGCATTCGATCGCGCCAATCGGGCACTATGATTTGGGTCGCCCATAGATATGGGTATGATAATATTAGGATTAGACCAGAGTTTCAAAAAGAGCGGAATTGTTATTGTTGACAAAGACAAGCAAGATATGGTACACTATGAGATATTTTGCGGAAATGATAATGACCTAGATGTGTATGCACAAACCAGAATTATTGCTGGAAGAGTGTGCAATTTAGTAAACACATACAACGTTGATATTGTTGTGCTGGAAGGATTAGCATTTGGCAGTGTTGGTAATGTTACACGAAATTTAGCAGGATTATTGTTTACTATAATAAATCTGTTACGGATGGGAATGTTTGTACAGCATGTGCCAATCATCAAGATTGTTCCAGCAACAACTTTGAAGAAGTTTGCGACTGGTGCAGGTAATGCTAAAAAAGCAGATATGATTGATAGTTTGGACCCTAAAATAAAAGAAATTTTTTGGGAAGAATTGGGGGTAAGAAAAACAACTGGATTGGATGATATGACAGATGCATATTATCTAGCACAATATGGATTAGCGTTTCCAGTAGAAGATGAAATAAAGATTGTTGATAAATCAAAGAAAAAGAAAAAGCGTAAGAAGAAAGCTAAATAAAAACCAGGAGATATGAGATGGCAACGTATAATCTTAAATGTACGGAGTGTGATGAGAAGTTTGAAGTAGTACAATCAATGAAAGCTGAGTTGCCTACGGATTGTGTGGATTGTGTTGAGAAAGGAATTAAAGGCACACTTAAACAGATTATAAGTAGTGCTGGTGGTGGATTCAGGATCTACGGAAAGGGTGTTCATAAACCTACGAGCCGTATGACTTAACGGTGTGTCAAACAAGAAACGAATAATAACCCTCGTAGAATTGCTACACAAATTAATGATGGGTGGCATGATTACACAAGAGCATCTCGATGAGATGACAGAGTTGTCAAGGTTTGATATAGAACAGATTGAAAAACATGATCAACTAGCTGCAATGACAGTAGATTGTTTATCATATATGTTACGACAGTTAATTGAAGACTGGCCAGAAGATAATTATAACGAAGCAAAATTAAGAGCGATATACAGAATTGCACTTGGAATTAACGAAGAGATTTTAAGTATCAATGTAAGACTATATTAGGAGCAGAAATGTTGCACCAGATGGAATTTCGAGCGTCGTGGACTTAACCGTTCAATTAGACGAACTACTAAACCACAAACCAGGATATTTACACTGGTCTGCATTGAATTTCTATTTTAAAGAGAATGAGAATAAATTAACAGACGAGCAGAAGCGAAGAATTTTTTATAGATGTGAGAATTACAGAGAGCAGCACAACAAAGAGAATTTAAACGATAATATTGGAAGAGAAGATACATCCCCAAATATTTACGAAGACCTTTCGTACCTAGAAGAGAATACAATCCCAGAAGCGAATGATGTACCGCTGCTTGCAGCTATAACAATATAACAAATACCTATCATAGATAGAAGAGACGCTGACTTACATCAGTAGGGTTGTGCAACTGGCTATTAATTTAGCAGATTGTCGAGATCCTAGTAACAATGTTACTAAAATTGTGCGTTGAATTCGAAGCGAGAAATAAAATTCCGTTGTAGATGAAAGTAAAGCAATCCAAAAAGATCTGAATAGTTCCTCATTAGGGCTCTGATATGGTAGTAGGCTACTAGGGCGTGGTTACCGTTTTCATACCCTTGAATACTCTTAATAGGGTTTTCTAAACGGGGAATTAGAACTATAAACTACTTTCACTTCTTAACCGCCAAAATTAACCAGCAAACCTATTGAGGTGATTTACGAAGTAAAGCACCGAAAATACGAAGTTGTTGTTGTATTCCGATAGGAATTAATGTATAATGGTCCTATGACTAATATACTAGATTTCTGGCCAATCGATTCCCCTCCTAGGCCTAACCAAATAAAAGCACTTGAATGGATTGCTCAGCAGACATCCAAACACCTCATACTTGAAGCTCCCGTTGGCTCAGGCAAGTCCCTTATCGGACTGACATACTCCCGTTGGTTAGCTGAATCGGGTGGTAGTTCATTCATTCTTACCCCACAACGTATCTTACAAAAGCAATATGAACATGAGTTAGACAACACAGTTCATTCAGAGACATTATCCACATTATATGGTAAATCAAATTACACTTGTGTAGGAAGGAATACTACATGTGACGTTGGAAGCATTATTAAACCACGATGTGAATACTGTCCATATAGTTCTGCTGTTCGTAATGCTACCACAACACCCAATTTAGTTCTTAATTACAAATTAGCATTATTGCTTTTTGAATACACAGACATATTTGACTCACGTGAGTTATTGGTATTAGATGAATGTCATACCGCCGAAGAACATCTATGTGAGTTTGATGCTATCTCAGTACATAAGTATCGTGCAGAGAAGTTTGGACTTAAATGGAAGGTTATCCCTTCGATTAAAATTGCGCATGCTTGGTTAAAGAAGACTTACCTACCTGCCGTATCTAAACACTTAGAAAAAACGTTCGAAGAGGTAGAAGAACTTCTTGATAAAGCAGGTGGTGACTTAACACGTAAAGAAATTAAACAACTGAGAGAATACAGCAAACTGGAATCCCATCTTGATGAGATAGCAATGTTCGCACATACTCCCTTGGCTGTTGTAGATAAGGAATACGTCCTAGTACATGACAAAGAAATGATGAAGTTTAAACAGTTAACAGGTGCAAATAACTTTAAGAAGATGTTGGCTCCAATGGCTAGAAAGACTTTGATGATGTCATCTACTATTCCTGACTATAGAGGTCACTGCAGAGAGTTGGGTATTGATATTAACGATGCAGCTTTTCTTTCTATTGAGTCAGATTTCCCAATTGAGAATCGTCCTGTATACTATATGCCCCAGATGAAGATGAATGCAAGCTGGAGTAAACCTGAACAAGAGTACGACAGAGAAAAAATGTTGAATGCCATTCGTCAGGTGATTGAAATGCATAAAGATGAATCAGGAATTATCCATACTGGCAACTTTAAGATTGCTCAATGGTTGGTAGATAACTTGAACGGTCCAGACCATCAGGTCATTCATCACAATCCTGGAAGCGGTGACGATAGGGGAGCTATCATTAATCAGTTTACTGGAAGTGTTAAACCAACGATACTAATCTCTCCTAGTATAACAGAAGGATTAGACTTACGTGAAGACCAAAGCAGGTTTGCCATCTTTGCTAAGGTACCGTTTGGTTTCTTGGGAGACCAATGGATTAAGAAACGTATGGAGATGTCTACGGAGTGGTACCAACGCAGAGCGTTGATAGGTGTTATTCAAGGTGGTGGACGAATCGTTCGTTCCAAAGATGATCATGGAACAGTTTATATCTTGGATGGTAGTTGGGGATACTTGATGAGCCAGACCAGAGAAACAATCCCTCAATGGTGGAGGGATGCTTATCAGGTTGTTTAGTAAACTGGATGTGGATTTTTCTTTTCAGTTTCCAATCTCTCATCAATAAACTCATGAACAAGATCACGTTCAGCAAAAGACATATTCATCATTTCTGTGTATGATATAGCACCACGCATGAAGTAAGTAAGAGAAACAACATCTTTAATCAATGCTCGCCCCTCACCTCGTAAGCGGTTAAACATACTGACGACCTCCGCTTGAGTTCCTGTCTTCAGTGTTATATAAAAAAAGCAAGAGGATTAATTGGTGTAGTAACCTCAATCTCCTTATCGCAATCTTTACACGTTACGTTACTTGCAAACTCAGGT